ATAATAACATTTCCAACATCTTCATTATTATCTGACCATAGTTGTTTCAACGCGTTACCGCATAGTGTAATTGCCAAGTCTAATGGCCCATCATAATCATACCACTCCTCGTGAATGGACTCATACTCTTGAGTATATTCATTCCACTCAAATTCTACTTTTGTATATATTTTCATTGAAGTTTTACGGTCTAAATCCGCGAGCGCGTAACAGATCGGATCTTGAAATTATTTCTACTTTACATTGTGCACCAAATCCAGAATAAGATACATAAGTTCCATTTGCGTCTACATTCCAGCGCCAATAGTCTGGGTTTTGATTTAAAGAATTGTCTTCTACAAAATCAGATCCATCCTCATCGACGCTGGGATTATAATTAGCAACAATAAAATACCATTCTTGTAGATCAACTGGAACTCTTGTATAACTGAATACATACCCTCGCCCATGTTGAATTGGATCTGACCCGAATGTGCTAGAAACCCCGTTATAATTAAGTCCAGTATATCGTCGTTCAAGAATTGGTGCTTCGGGAAAGATTTGCGGTCTACCCGCCCCTCCATCGGGCCCTCCAACATGTGAATCCCGCAAGTGTCCATCTTTATCTCTAACAACAAGTCTTATAAATCGTTCTGTATCTGAATCGGCAAATGCTCCGGTTGGTCGCCAAGAGTAGCCGGTATTATCCATATATTGTGGACTAATATATCCATTTTCACCAACAGCTTTAACTGTGTATGTCTCTAACATAAATCCTTTAGGATCTTCCTTCCTTAAGGGATTTCCAAAATTGAATAATGTTCCACCACTCGTTTTATCTAAAAATTTAACCCACATTGTTATTGTAAACCCCTTATCAAGCCATAAAGGATTCTCTGGGTCTGGTCCAATTAATCCCACATCATCACTTTCTTCATTTCTTATAATAATAGCTTGATTCAAATCTCTTATTTTTAAATACCCCTCAGATTTGGGTACATATTTGGGTCTATCATCTTCTATTTCTGCTTCGATATCTTGTTGCAAAAAATAGTTTTGATTTAAATCATCATGTAACCACTCTAAACTTTTAGCTGTATTTTCAGTATCTTCATTTGCTTGTAACCAAGTAATACGTTTATTTTTTTCTTGGTCTGATGGAGAATTAGATATATCATAAGTCTGAGAAAATAAAGATGCAGAATCTGCATTGAAAGTCTCTGTAAGATCGTCCCCATCTTCATCTGATATTGCTCCAAAAGTTTTAGGTGATGGGGGCTTTAATGTATTATATTTTAGAAAAAAATCATTGATGAGTTGTTGTCTAGTAGTTACTGATGGTAGCAGTTCGAAAATATTAGTATCTAAAACTTGAGCGGCCTTGTCTGAATCTATAAAGGGTTGTGATATTTCTTCAAAATCAACAAATTGACCTAAGTTGTCTTCAAAAACATCATCATCTTGAAAAGTTACTACTTGACCTGCTACCTGAAGTTTAAAAAAAGTATTTACATCCGATTCATCAGTTTGTACTGCAAGTTCTATAGAATTTAAATCGTGTTCTGTGTTTTGGAAATACGTGGTATAAATATGATCAATTAAATCGCTATCTTCAAAATTAGCTTTTAAATCACTACCATATAAAACTAATTTATCATCTGATGTTCTGGGATTTTCTTCTCCCGCAGTCACTACTTTTCCATCCCTAACAACTTTTTGAAATTGTGATATACTTTTCCCAGCATCAGAAAAAGTTGCAAATCTTTCAATAAGAAGTTCTGAAATCCGATCTAGTATATCTTCTTTAGTAACAATAGGCATTTTTATATTTCCTAATATATTATGATCTTATTATAAACTCAAAATTGTTATCACAGATTATTTCTTGTGAATCGTCATATTTTATTTTATAAAGTATTTTATAAGCTCGATTGGGATAAAATCCATTTAACCATTGAATAAAATAATTACTTGTTGAATCACAACTCATTGATGTATAAGCACTAAATGGTATAATAGTTTCCCCTGTTGCCATATCAACTATTGAATATGAACCGCTACCCTCTGGAATAAAAGATCCCGTTAATGTTTGAACTGAAGTAGAAAAATCTTTTTGTATATATCGTTTTCTGGGCATTACTCTAAATTTAACTTTATCAGTTTCTTTATAACTTTCTCTCAGACCCCTCATATATAAAATATTATCAACTGCTCCGCTAGATGTCATTGGCAATAAACTTCCTGTATTACTCCCCGTACATGGTTTATGATCATCCCATCTCACTTCTAATTTAGGTGAATAAATTGTATTTGTTTGAGAGGAAAAGAATTTTAATTGACCGAATGTACTATTATTAGTCTCTTGACTTCCCGAAAATCGTAATAAAAATCCTTCGTTTGATCCGCTTAATAGCCAATAATTAACAATATCAGTAACATCCATATTAATGTCGGGAGATTCATATGAAAACGATTGAGACGCGTCTGTACTACCGATAACTACAGATGGACCATTACCACCTACTGCTGAAGTAGAATCGGTTCCACCTTCTAAGGCTTGAGATTTATCACCATTAAATGTAAATAAAGCAGATGAAGAAGCTGCTGTTAAGTTAGCAACAGTTCCTGCTGAACTACCGGAAAGTACTACAATACCAGTTCCACCTTTACTAGCTGATATAGATAATCCGTGTGTTGCTACATTATCATTAATTGAACCTGTTAAATTATTTGCGCTTATATCAACTGAAGAGCCTGATTCTACAAATATTTCAGATGAATTATTATCAAATACTGATGTTGAACCACTTACAAAAATAAAATCAACACTACCAATTGTAATTTCTTGATTTGTATAACTACCAGTTGAAATTGTTAAGGTTCCACTTGCAAAAGTATCTCCCACAGCAGCTGTACTACTCCAAGATACCTCACTTGATCCTGGATAATAATTTCTATTGTTCCAACTGACTCCATTTGTTGCTTTTGGATTATCGCCAAATTTTCCAATTCCTTCATCCCACGATTGTGATAAGGGAAAGGCTGCTAATTTATATTCAGTTGACAATTCTTGAGTACCCGCAGCTTCATATAGTCGTAAATAAAATTTTGGATTAGTTATATCTCCTGCGACAATCGATTGTGAAACATTTATAAATTCGGTTCCTGCAAAAGAAATTAATGCTCGAGTTTGATAATCAAAAGACTGATTCCAGAATTCTTTTTTTATTTCAAGTATTTCATCCTGCCCGAAATTTTGATCTCTATAAGATGTTCCATCAATATGACTTGACCCACTTGATATCCAAGCATCTTTTGTCGCATAAATAAAATAATGCATTTTAATTTCTCCAAAATATTATTTAAATTTTACCTAACCCTACCTTTAATATTTATCCCAGGATTCTTAAGTTCAAAAACTGCTGGTGTTTTTGAAGGTCTTATAACTCCTTCCTGCAGTGCAGCTTGGAAGTTATATTTATAACCATAACCAGAAGTACCGGTATCTTCCCAACCTCCAGCGCCGCCAATAGCATCAGGGTTCCATTGAGTGAACCATAATGGGGGATCAAAAGTTCCAAACTCACTTGAATCTAAATAATTATTATCTTGAGTAATGCAAACATGATTTATAGCTCGAACTCCTTCTACTCCCATTAATTCATATTCAAGTTGACTAACATAAATTGGTTGTCTAAATTGTAGTTTAATAATATTAAAATATCTTTCTATAACATCCATACATCTTAACTTAACCCCTTGTTTATTAGCATCTTTATTTGAAAAAACATCAAATACAACTCCAAAATTTATTATATATCCAGGTTTAAGATTTACTTCATCTGTAATCATTCTAAATTCATTTAAATATGTCTTTAAATTAACACCTATGGGATCATTTGGAGTTTGAACTAAATTTTTATTATTATCGTAAGAAAGTAAGTAAACATCTATTGTTGCCGAAACAGGCATTATATTTCTCCTAAGTTATAAATGAATCAAAATCCAGTGAATCTTCATACTCCTCTCCTCAGCCGCTTATTGGCGCGCCTACATCTTCTTCTTCTTCTGGGCGTTCTACCTCATGTATTGGGGGTCCTATTCTCATGTATCTATTTTTTACAACATAAACTTTAGCTACATTTCCGAATTTAGCGGGCATATTCATAATTCTAGCTTCGTAATCTTGTTTGGTTACACATCTATTTTGAGTAGTAAAAAATGCTTGAGCTCGATGGCGAATCTCTTCTATTGTTTCTAGATCTGAACCACCACTTGCGGGATGTGTATTAGTTACTGTAATATTAGAAGTATCTGTAGCACTTCCCGCTGCTGTAGTTAGAGACTCTATTGTAGTTAAGTCTCCAGAAACAACATTTGCAAATACTCCACCGCCTATTCTATAAGTTACAATTAAAGTAGTATGCATTGGTGTTTCACCTAATGTCGAATATTCATCTCCTAACAGGGGATCTATAGAATCTGTTAAATCTTCAGTTATTCCTGGAATAGTAATTCCGACTTGTTCAGATTGTAAAAACGCAGATTCCAAAGTTTGTCCACTTCTTAGTATTCCATTACCAAATATAAGAGATGTCGTATTATCATCATTCACTTGAACTATGAATTTTTTACTTGTTTTCACAAACTCAAGAGAATAAGGAACGGGGAGAGATACTATTTCATCTCCTGCCAGTGTGGTATAAGCGTTTGTACGATTACCATCTTGAGTATAGTGAAGTTCTATTGGTACTCTATCTTGAGCTAGATAATCAACTTGATGCCATTTATTTCCATTTGAATCTGATACGCCAACTATATCAACTACGTTTGTATCAATTAGTTTTAATTCTAAAAATTTAGTGGGTGTTCCAACTGAAAAACTTCTCGTCTTTGTTTGCCCCGATATAGCTTTAACTTTTCTAGTTAAAGTCCATTCATTAGTAATTCCGTTGAGATCTTGACCTGAGGGAAATCCTTGCCCATCAGCCGCGGCATCTCCACTACCGCTTCCGCTTATTGTAAAATCAACCACATCAAGAGTTTCAAAAATTATATCAGAATCAGTAGCTGATGAAATTTGCATTCCGGAGTCAATAATAACAGCCTCAGAATACGCTGGACTATCTCCTTCACCCCCATCGCTAATAGTCTGTTTAACCGTTAAGATAGCGTGCGCGGGAATTATAGGTTTTACTCTATACCCCAACATATTTGCTATGTTAATAATATTTCTTCTTTCTTCAGCTAACGGTAAGAGCATTTCTCTGTATTGTTGATCAATATAAAAGTTAAGAATATCACCCACATATGCTGCCATTTCTATTAACATCATCCCGGGTGACGTTTCATTAAAATCTTTATATGTAGTTGGAAAATAACCTTTAGCATATTCTATCAATGAACTTTTTAAAGATCTAAAATCCTTAGCTGCATAATTTGTATTAGTTTCTCCAAACTCTTTTACATTATATGGCATTTATTTTCCCCTACTCTGAAATATTAACTTGTACTGATTCTAATGTATTAGGATCTTTAGTTATATTAAATTGAATAAAAATTGACATTGCATTTTTACCAACACTATCAGTTTTATCCATACTTATAATCAAATCTCGTATTTCTACAAACGGTAGCCAAAATTCAAAGGTGTCTACTATTTCATTTTCAATAGTAACTCTAGTTTCATCTGTATATTGCTCGAATAAAAATTTGCGTAAATTTAAACCTAAATCGGGCTGCATCAATCTTTCACCTTTAGTGGTGCTTAATAACATTTTTATATTATTTTTAACTGCTTTAATAGTAGTTGATGTAGATGCAAACCACCCGTCTGATCCGAATGATTTATGAAATGGGTAGTCTATACCTACAAAAACGTTTTCGTCTCTATCTGCTATATAAGGTTTTTTTGTTGTATCTATTATTGCCATTTTTAATCTACATCTACTCTATCCGAGGGATTGAGTTTAACTGTGGCATATGTATTCCACTCTTCAGTTCTATCACTACCTCTTATTTTTTTTGCTGGCTCTCCTAGATATGCTCTACCATCAACAGCTATGTTAACACCGTCTATTAAATTAGTTGGATTTATACTAGCAACCCCGGTTACTGGTATTGGGGCGCCGGCGGGTGATATATACAATATTTTTGAAATATCAACAGGTAATGATCTTAACAACTCTAACTTATTAACTTTTAAGTCTGCTGACAGTGAAGTAATAATAAAAGTTTGAGCTTCAAAATATTCTACTATCGCATCTGTAAGCTTTTCTGCCATGGTATCAATGTTTCCTGTATCACCTTCCGCATATTCTTTAGCTCCGGTAGACTCTAAAAATATATCTTTTATTTTAGATTGTAATCCCATACATTAACTTCAATTATTAGTTTTACCATTTACTTTTTTCATAAAACCTCTATAATCTTTCTCAAACACATTTACAAGATATTCTGGAACATTATCAGGATCAACTCCCATTGAAGCAACCATCTGTTTTCCGGATACTTCAACATCAGTTGAATACTGATTTTGTAAAATAGTATTCATTGAGTCGGTAGTAAAAGTTCCATCCCCTAAAGTTTTCCACTCTTGTGATGTTTGAGCGGTATCATTTAAAGCTTCATTTAAAAGTTTATTTGACGAAAATGTGTTATTTTTTATGTTGTGCTTCGATTTGGACTTTTTAATATTATTATTTTTTAAAGAACGATCACTTATTTCTTTAGACATAAATTCTTTTAAAAGTTTTTTCATCGATAACCGCACTTCTTCTTTTACTATATTTCTTATCATTGACTTAAGCTCAGTTTTTTTCATAATA